ACTTTTCTCCTTTGTTAAAAATGTCCTTTGAAGCCTGCTCCACCACGGAACATGGTTTCTGCGACTTCGCCTTCGTCAAATTGGAGGCTCACACCTCCTTCTGCTTTCTTGCCTATACCGGGCCATATCCTTTTAAAAAATTCCTCAAAAGACATTTGAGCAGAATAATCCCTTGACCCTTTACTATCATAAAAATAATTACGAGCCTTTTGTTTATCTTGTGTCGACATTTACGATACTCCTATATAAGTGTTACCTCTAACAGCGACGCCGACTCCTCTAACCTTTCGAAGCTTGCCCCTTTTAACCGGATACACTTTTTTTCCTGTGTAAGGATCAACCAAAAGGTTCATAGCTATATTGGGTGTTTTTCCCATGCCAACGCCTCCTACTCTAAAACCTTCTTCATCATTCATTTTCTTTGCACGAACAAGCATTCCCTTGGCAGCACCTTTCGTTGTGTGCATTTGTTTTGCCATTTGCCCGGCTAGTCCTTTAGGTCGTTTCATACTGTTCTCCATAACATAGTCACAAGCAATACAATTATAGTACCGGCTCCTCCTATCAATATATGTTCTAAACGTCGTATACGTAAGATAGTTTCTTTCCACCGTTCGGCACATACTGCTTCATGTGTATTCAATCTCGCCTCCACTTTCGACACATTCGTTCTCGCCATGTTAATTTCCTACTTTATAGTCTTTCCGTATCTTCTCCCTTGCTATCCTTGCACGCATTTGTGCAATATCTTCAGAGGAGTCAATTTTCTCACGTGCCAAGTCTTGTCTGCCCTCCTCACGACTTGTTTCAAACTCCATACGGGTATCAAACTCTAAAGCCTTACGTTGAATATCGGTTGATTTAATCTCAAGTTCTTTTTCACGCAACATGACCAATGGATCCACCTGATCTCCTCCTGGAGGCATCAAGGTGGCAAATACTTCTTCGGTATATTGCGCGATTAATTCTGCTACACGAGACTCGCCATCTATTAAAGGTTCGGGTTGCCCTGCTGCCTGGGCCTCTTGTGCTTGTGTCATCGCTTCCATCATCGCTACTCCTCTCGCTTTAAAGGCAATATGCTCACAGATATGTGCAAGCAGTAATGCAAAAATAGCGGGGGTGGAACCTACCACCGGTGTTTTCATAAAGGATAAATGTGCCTTCATATGTGCATCTTGGTCTTGTTCTTTAAAAGCCATTAAATTTTCCTGAATAATCGCACGAGCATTCTCTATAGAAGGATCCGTCGGCTGTGGTGGTTGAGGGGGAGGCAATATTGCCTGAATATTCTGCACACCAACAGCCTCATAGATCCTTCTATACGCTTCATACATATTGTGCATTTGGGGATTAGATTGCGCCAACTGTAATTGCGTCTGTGCCAATGCTAGTCGTTGCGACACCGAGAAGATGTTAGGGTCGGATACAGGGAGTACATCTACCCTATCATCAAAATCCATTTGTTTTACGAAAGCCTCCGCTCCCCACACATTATAGGGGTAGGTCGGGGGCATCGACTCTGCAAACACTTTGGCTAGCATACGAAATTCTTGTTTTTGTGCGTAGTGTAACCGTTTTTGAATAGCGGACATTACCTTGGAGCCACGTTCCAATAAAGCAACCGTTGTGCCAACCGCTGCTTGCTGATTGCCATCACCCACTTGCATATCAGTAATGGCGGCAAAGCGTCTCCCGGCGTCAACTACAAAACCTAATAATTGCATTAATGTTTGACTGGGCTCCTTGTAAGGAAGGGGGAGGATACTATCCTTTAAAGCCCCACCAGGGACATCAATATCTCTAAATTCGCCGGGAGACAGGGGTTCGTCAGGCTCGCGAATACGAATGCCTCTGGCTTTAAAGCCAGCAGGAAGATTGGCAAGAGTACCCGCATCGATGAGTTGACGAAGAATGGAGGTGGCGGAACGACCCAGGCCACCTATCATATGTAATAATCCAAATCCGTAAAAGCCTAGTCCCGGCAAAAATTTGTAATGGGCAAAGTATTGGAGCTTTTTATAATACTCATCGCCCTCTTTCCAGTTGCGACGAATAGAAAGCACTTTTGCCTATAGGGTCCCTATGTTCGTATCCTGGTATATCTAAACTGGTGTGTACTTCTATTAAAGTACAGTCATCATCAATGGATGTTTTGGAAATTCCAGAAAGCTCACGCTCTTTGTCGCGCAGCTCATTGTCCAGTTCGTAAGGCTGTAGCTCAATGTCTCGATAAAACCCTCCCGCCTGTAATTTCCTTACCTCATTCTCTAACATACGAATAACATGTGTTACCCGTGCTGCTGAATATAAATCGGTGGCATTGTAGGGAACCACTAAATCATCGGCGGGTACAAAACGGGACACCGCCCTGTCTAATGTTTCATCAAAATATATTTTTTTAAAAGCACTTCCCGCTAATGGTAAATAAAACAGGAGCCGATCCAGTTCAGGGTCGTATTCCTCCATGACGTGCATAATCTGATAATTCATAAAGTCCTCAACGCGTTGCGCCTGTGCTTCCGTCTCAGGGGTATTCGCCCCAACGATCTGTGCACGTACGGGCCCGGATGCGGGTAATAATTCCTTATACGCTTGTGCTTGAAACTGTGTTACCGCTTCGGCAATCACCGGATGGGTGACACCACTTGCTCCACGGAACGGTTCTTCGCGTTCTTGATATTTCAGTCCTAACAGCTCCAGTCCTTCGGAATAAGCATTTTCCCAGTCCTGGCGGCTTTCACGATCTTCTTTATATCGGGCAATAAGTTCACTGGATATTTCCATGAGCACGCGTTCGTCCAGCGCTTCAGCAAGATTAGCGTCCTGCTCGGATAGCATTTCTTCCTTTACCGCGTTTTCAAAACTCAAAACAACAGAGCCGTCTTCTTCCTCCGTAATTTCGGAGGGTTCCTCTTCGACTTCCTCAACCTCTACTTCCTCCTCGATCAAGTCTTCCCCTACCGGCATCCCTGCGCCGGGCAGTGGAGTGTCAATTTGGGAAGGAGGTAATCGTTCTGCCATTGTTTATTTTCCCTTTGTTAAAACTGTCCTTTAAATCCTATAGGTTTATGTCGCATAACGCCACCTAGATTTCTCTTTTTCTCTTCTGGATTACTATACCCTCTTCTAACTTTTGGTTTCTTTTGCTTCTCACCTACTCGGTCTTGAATTATCTTAATGTCTTTCTTAATGTCTTTCTTTATACCCGGAGTAAATATTGCGAGAGGAGCAGCAACGGTCGCCAGAGTAGTTGCAAATAGTATTTCATCTATACTGAAAGCTGTTTTTTTAAGAACGGCATCATCAGACTTCTTATATTTTTTAACTAATTTTTTAGCTAATTTTAGCGTTGGTTTCCATGCTAATTTTGCTAGTGTCACCCCTCCTACTATTACTGGTACTGGCATTGTTTATTTTCCTTTTTTCTTAACGGCTTTGGTCGCTATCTTATTGCCGTTCTTTACCGCCCCTATCATACCCATACCACCTTTAGCTATACGATAACCAAAAGAAGCACTAATACTAATATAAATACAATTAGCAAACCAATCGGGCGTGCTCTCATCTAAAAAAACAAATCCTTTTTGCACAGCATCTTGCGTCCAAGGTATAAAGCATCCCGCTAAAACCGCAATAAAAAATATCGTCCACGCCTCATCTTTCCAGGAGCCTCCCATCTGGTCGGTCAGGGATTTCTCCATGTCCAATTCGCCAGTGGCTTGCTTTTCGTACACCGTTGCTTCGGCTTTCGCTCTTGCTACTTTTATAGAGGTTAAGGCTTTCTTCTCCTCCATCTTACCTTTAACCCATGATCCTGCAATATCGCCAACCGCACTTAATAATCCTCCTATTAAAGGAATTGGCATTTTATAGTATTCCTTTTTCCTTCAAAATTAAAGCCAGTACTGCTGCTGCGATCCCTACGAAAATGAGGAAAGGCTCGTCGATCACGACGCCTAGTCCAATCACGCCGACCCCTACGCCAGCATAAGTTGAGGGTTCCTTCATTCTACCTTTTAACCATTCCATGTTTTTTCTCCCAGATTAATAGTACATACGAGGTTGTACTCTTGCTACAGGGTCTTCATCTTGGAGGTCGCTGTCAAGTTTAATAAAGCCTCCTTTACGATATCTTATAAGTGCCATACTCATACTGTCGCAGTAATCGTCGTAGTCGCCATTAGGAAACGCCAGACATTCCTCGATAACCTCTTCGGCAAATTTTTTCATCGGCGCCCATACCATGCCGGATTCGAATAGGGGTGCCACCATGTGCATCCGTGTATGTTTGTCCTTACCCTTGCTCGGTGTGTAATTGACCACGGGAATCCCCATGGTGCGAAGCTCATCGGTGAGCGGGGTCCCGGTGGCCTTTGCTTCTATGAGTACCATGTCGGGTTCCCAATATTTGTATTCCTCTTTTGCTTTACTTTTTAATTCCGGAAAGTCCCATCGGCCGCGTTGCGCGTCCATCAGTATGATATTGTCGGGGCCCCCTTCGTCTTTTTTAAAGATCCCCCAGGTGGTTATGGCGCTATAGTCCGCCGTCTCTTTTTTCGAAAACGCGGTATCATAACTTTGCATAATATAGCTTACCGGCGGTATCTCCTCCTTCTCCCACACGTTCCACCATTCCTTCTTGATGATCGCCCCTTCTTCCGCGATCGGATTCTGCTGCCATTGCGCGTTCCATTTGGAAAGCGACAACGATGCCTTGACCTTGAGCAGTTCCTCTTTCTTCCAGTACTCCGGCCACAGTAGATTATCGCTCGGTAGTATTGCCGGGAACTCTATAAGATCCCAATTGTCCGCCATGGGATCCGCGGTTTGTGCGCGCATAAGTTTTCCCGTTAAATCCTTCAAGGACCATCGTGTCATGACGATGACGATCGAGCCTCCCGGCTGAAGCCTTTGCCTCGGACCAGAAGTATACCATTCGTATGCGTTGTCCAATGCCGAATCCGATAACGCGTCTTGTTCCGAATGCGGATCATCAATAATCAACAAGTCTGCACCACGGCCCGTGATCGCGCCTCCTACACCGGCAGCGTAATACTCCCCTCCTTGCGCCGTGTCCCACCGACCAGCCGCTTTCGAATCCGCGCGTAATTTCACATCGGGGAAAATCTCCCTATACTCTTGCGTTTCCATAAGGTTCCTCACCTTACGTCCAAAGCGCACCGCCAATTCCGAGGTGTGCGTGGTTTGTATGATCTTTAATGCCGGATTCTTGCCTATTAACCAGGCAGGAAGCAAATAACTTGCAAATTCTGATTTTGTATGACGGGGTGGCATATTAACAATGATTCGTGAACCAGGGTTCTTGGCCAAAAGCTCAAATTTTTGTGCAACCTTTAAGTGATGGGACCCCTTTATAAAACCCTCATAGACATGTAACACAAAATCCATGAAGTTCTCCTGGGCCTTTTTGCGAATAGCTAAGTTCTTCTTAGCTTGCTCCAAAGCTAATACTTCACGGATCACTTCTTCTGGTGCGTTGAACATGGGACCAATATAACGGATTTTGAATATATATCAAATTATATGTCCAAATCCCTCATTCACTACACCACCCAGAAAAGAGGCGCCCGATTCAGGGGGGTGGGGGGTCAAAAGAATCCCGTTATCTTTTTGCCTCTGGCTTGGGACCCCTATCCCTCGGCCCGAAGGGCCGCCTCAACCGAGGTAAAAATTACCGAGGTACTTACCGAGGTTCTTACATATAAAAAGAGCGCTATCCGTTTAAGAATAGCGCTCTGATTTATTTTATTTTAGATCGTAGAGCTTTAGATTTTCAGGTTTTCCAACGGTAACCTTGCGGCTTAAACGCTCAGGTTTTTTAAAGCATTGCCTATAAGCCTCAGCGCTAATCAGGTCTCGGCTTAAAAGATTAAACAAAAACACTTTCGTTCTGTTGGTATCTAAGGAACTATTAGGTGCGCTCATAGGTGAGGCGGATAGATGAATAAACCCGTCCATCATATTTTCAAACATGATATAAGGTTTATGGCCAATAGACCAGCGACGGAACTCGCTTTTAAAATGAGCGTCTATATCTTTGTGTTCCTTTAGCTTGTTAGTATTTAATTTAAACTCGTCTACTATATCTTGGCCAGCTAAAAAAGCATTATCGCCATTAATTCCAAAATGGTTAGAGTTCGGATTTAGTATTAGTGTTCTAGTTTTTGTTATTGTCATTTGATTTTCCAATCATTAAGTTATTATTAATTAAGTATAAGTATAGCACCATGATAGAAAACAGGTTATGTTACTTTGGAATAGCTGGTATTCTCATATTGCATGGGATAATGTGGGATAGAAGATCGAGACTTCTAAAAAGCGCATGACCTAGTAATAATAAATTAAGGTTTAATAATTCATGGCTAACGCCTATATATGAATTATTAAAGGCCCGATCTTGACCCGACCCGACCAGCTCCCGACCCGACGCCATTTTTAAAACACACATAAAAAAAACGGCCCGATTGAATCGGGCCGTGATTTTGTAGACGTGTTATTTATCTAGTAGATATTTTGATGCGGTTACCGCTTGTGTGCCGGCCTTATATAATTCACGTGGTTTATCTTTTAAATAAGTGCACCAACCTTTCAAATATTTGGCATGGTCTTCACGTGGCTCTTTTTCAATTCCGGTCTGTGCAGATAAAACGGCGCTACCTAATTCCGCTACCAATTCTTCAAAAGCATATTTTTGGCGGTCAGAATTTCCGTCGGCGTTTACAATTCCGGCACGTTCTAATCTTTTAGGACCGCCGGACCAATGGGTCAACTCATGAAACAAAACCGACGCATAAAAATTTTCATTTTCAAAAGCGTCAATATGTGGCATTTGGATCATGTCATCGCTGTGATGGTAGAAAGCGCGATCACCGCCATGATTTACAATTGCCTTGTTTTTCTTAGCTAAAGTATCCGCTACAGTTTGCGCTGTAATGCTTTTATCAATTTTAATTTCAAAATCTTTTACCAGATCATAATTAAAACCGTCTAATTGATCCGCATTAAAAACATTAAAGAAGCGCCAGAACCCACGAAAAAAACGGCCTTGTTTTTGTAGTTCTTTTTCTTCTTCTGTTTTTGGATCTCTTACTCCATAATAAAACACCGGCCAAGATTTTGAGCCTTTACGAACTTTTACGCCGTACATATTTTTGATCTTATTAAAGGTAAACCAAAAACGTGAATTATATCCTTCCATATGTTTTGCAATGGCCAGCATTATAATATTTGCGCCGTTATATTCTCTCAAGTTTCCGCCGTCTAAAGTTGCCGGAAGGCCGGCACTAGTGGCCCAACATTTTGACCAATCATTGCCGGCAGTTTCCATAAGTTCAATTACTTTGGAAACTGTCTCTTTCATTTTATCGTCTGTTTTTGTCATTTGATTTCCAATCATTGTTTTTATTAATAACTATATATACAGTATTACATATTGAACATAAGACTACAAGCATTATTTTGTATGTTTGATGTTTTTATTTAATCGCTTTTTTGAATGTTTCACGTGAAACATTTTTTTAAGAAAAACTTGGAGGCGTTGTTTATTACTATAGCTACACATCATGATAATAAATCATGACCAGGACAAATCTTTCCCGACCCGATTGAAGCCCGACCCGACCCGACCTGAAAGATATATACGGACACTTGACACGATATGAATTATAGGATAATATGAGGGAATGATAATAATTAATGATTGGAAATCAAATGACAAAAACCCCAACAGGAGTGGCTGTTTTAAATATTACTTTTTATAAATATGATGAAGACGGCGACGAAATTTTAAACAAAGACGGCACAATAAAAGAATTTGAATTAAAAGCAATGAGATTTAAGCCTTTAGAATATCTTTGCGAAGATCTAGATGTTAATGATGTTATTGGAATAAGGGGGAATGAAGATGGCTAGTTTCATAATAGATATTACAGAAGAAGAAACAATAAAATGTCATGTATGTAATAAAGTTTTTAATACAGAAGAAATTACTACTGACGATTATTATTTTGCATGGGATAACGTAGTTGATGTGGATTGCTGTGCAGAATGTGTTGGAGAAGGAAGATGAGTAGTAATTTAGTAAATGTTTTTTATACTTATTGCGGAGAGAATACTTATGAATGTACTACTGACGATTTTAATAAATGGTTAGTAGAACATAATAAAGAGAGAATTAAAGCAGGGAATGAACCAGAAGAGGCAGAAGAATTTGAAGTAAAACCTATTGAACTTTATGCATATGAGGAGAATGAAGATGATAAAAGCACAACCAAAAATTATTAGCATTACACCAAGCGACACAGCCCTGACCTTGCACAAAGCAACCATTGAAAGACAAGGCATTGAGATCCGGCGACTACTAAGTAGAATAAAAAATCTCGAAAGGGATAGAGAAGTAGTAGTAAGGGCTACAGAATATTATCAAAAGTTATCCAGCAGAAAAAGATGGTGGCATATCTTTTAAGAATTCGCCTAGTCTTTGTAACATTTTACTAGGTGATAGTAACGGGGATTAATTTTCCAATCATTATCCTAATCCCCGTTACAAGCAAAGGA